ATTTCATCTTGTTTATATTTTGTTCCAAGTTTTTTGAAAAAATACTTATCCTTTCTATTCTCAAACGACTTTAGACTAGCACGTGATTTACCATTGAATGTAAAGAAGTTATAGTTGTCTTTAGAGAAATGTAGTTTTAATGAAAGATAAATTTTGTATACTTCAAATCCATCCATATCAAATAGGGAGTTTCGCCTTAGAAGATTTCTTCATGAAAGAAAGTCTTTGAGCATCATACTTAATCTTTTCTTTCAAAGCTTTGGATAATAGTTTAGGAACTGATTCTATTTCAATCTCGTTCTCTTCGCAGAAAGTAAGAACAGCCTCAATGTAATTAAGTTCTCCGTTACTTTGCAGTACGATCCTCTCAATTTCTAGAGAGAATTTTGATGATGTCATAAACTTATCATTTATAACTTCATTGATGGCTTCTTTACTTTTACTCATTAGCAGATTTCCACTCTTGTATATACTGAGCAAGTTTTCTAATGTATTCTGATTTGTTTCGTTTTTCATAGACGACACATTCTCCATTTTCACAGGACATGATGATGACAAGTTTCTTGACTAGTATACCAGTCAATTCATATAACATGCAAGCATACGCAACTGCTTGCACAAAGTATCCTTCAATCCATTCTTCAGGTTTTGGTTTCTGAGATGTCTTGAAATCTATTACAGCGAGTTCCCCATCGTATTCAGCGATGCAGTCAACCGTACCTGCAATACCTAACCTCTTACTATATAGGGGAGTCTCAAGTGCGTGAATATTATCTATCCTGTTTAAATATGGTTTAGCAAACTTGAACAGAAACTCAGATAAAGGTTGAACCTCGGGAAGATCTTCATTCTTTAGATAGTATTCGGTGAGAGTATGCATATCAGTTCCTCTACTGGCAGCACGTCTCATCTTCTTATTGGCAACTTCTTCACCTACACGTGCTCTCCATGCTTTGATGGATTTAGCAGACTGAAAACTAGTAACTGTTGTTACAGAAACTAGTTTCATATCTTCCTCTCCAGGAATTTGATAGAATCTCTTACCGTCTATCTCAACTCGTTTAAGTTTATCTGGCAGATCAACCTTTACATGATTAAACATCAGAAACCAAGATTAATTTTATTAATTAAGTAACTACGAATCAGACCAGATCGTACAATATCTTCAATACCAAATTCAACCATACCAAACTCATCCATGAGTCTAAGAATACTCATAAAATCTATAACACCATTTCTTTCACCAGCTTTAACAAGGTCAGACTGACAGTGATCCCCACAGAAAATAATTTTACTATCTTCACCAACACGGGTGATGATTGAATCTAGTTCATGAAAGTTTAAATTCTGACACTCATCAACAATAACAATTGCACGATCAAGTGTAGTACCACGAAGGAAAGATGTAGACCAGAAAGATACAGTCTCCTGTGTCTTCAGATTTTCATAAAGCATTTCAAATGAAGGATCGTCTGGCATCTCAAACATATACTTCACCATATTCTTATAAGGAATCTGATAAAGAGATGCTTTGTCTTCATGAGTTCCAGGAAGGAAACCAATCTCCCGAGTAGCTACAAGTGAACGCACAACATATACTTTATCATATGGTGAGTCTTCTTTTAAAACTTCTCTGAGAGCAAGATACAACGCAACAAATGTTTTACCAGTACCAGCTGCACCAGACATGAACAAGTTTTTGTCACTATCCCAATGTTCAAATACTTTTTCTTGTGCTGGAGTTAGTGGTTCAATTTCCACCAACATATCAGAGTTAATCGGTTTCCTACGCTTCATTTGTTTTGCAGACATCCCATTGATGTCAGGCGTATTCTTTTTTCTTGCTCTTGGCATACTCAAAAACCTCGGATAGTGGACCCGTGATGTCCTTTTTTAATGTTATTGATCTTTGTTTGTAGATCTTTCGGAACTTTATTTCGCCAGTCTCCAATTTCACCCACAGCAGATGCACAACCTTGAGACCAGTCTTTATCCCAGTCTAGGTTATCTTTTTTCCACTGTTCGTATTCGGAGACTGTCATAGAGAGCTCTTTTGTCTCTCCCGTGATTTTATTTATTACTGGATATGTTGGCATAATTAGACCCAATTTGGTTTTCTGGATTCGTCACGAAGATAATTAGATGCAACCCAAGGTTTGCTGCTAATGTACATTTTGTAAGCAGTAAAAGTGTCAATGCTTGTGTCATGTTTAAACTCATCTGGCATCGCCCTCACAAATGGTGTATGGTCCGACCATGGTGCCCATGGAAATAATTTTTCTGCAACTTTCAAAGTTTTTTCACACGTATGTGTTTTATCATATCGATGAGTGTATTCTTCACACAGCATCAAACCATGTAGAATCAACCATCTAGCATTCGGTACAGTTTCATTTGCCCAAATGGTACATGGGTGATTGCGAAAAGCACCTTTTTCAGTTGCATATGGTTTACCATCTGCTTTGGGAAGAGTACCATATCCATGTCCCCATTTATCGGATGCAACAATAGAAAGCATCTGACAACACTCCAAAGGCATCTTGACAATATGTTTGTCGGGAAGAACTTTGGCGGATGCATGTGGACACTCATCAGTCACAAAAATGTTCATAGCATTTGACACTCAGGGGTGATTCTGATCCTATCGTAGTCTGGGTTAGAACCTTTGACTCTCTTTACTATAGTACAGGATTCCTCATATGTCAAGAAACGACGATAAGGAATCCAGATATCATTATGATTTTTTACTTCTACCTTATACAGTCCACTCGAGCGCCTCGGCGACCGTGGGGAACTGTTCAATAAAGATTTTTCTGCACCCTTCTGCGATTTGCATGTGTTCTTTTTGTGTTCCATGTGCCGACCTCAGATCGATGTAATGGATCCATGAACGGCAAGAGCCGGACATGTAGATTTTGGTTGGAGTGCAGAGTGGTAGCACATTACGAGCACATTCCTTAGCAACGCCTGCTCCCAACATTTGTTGGTACAGAGCCATAGAAGAATCAAATAGAGTTTGCATTTGCATCTCTAGTTTCTGAACAAGAAACGGATCTAGATCGTCAATGGAGTTTTGACGATTCTTGTCATCTTGTCGTCGCATTTCTGGAAGTGGAATTTTGTTTCCAAGGAGACTACTATCTGCATATCGTTGTGAAAATTCTTGAAATGTAAAACTACGATGACGAAGAATTTGAGCTGCAATAGCTCTGGTAGTTTCAATCTCCAAAGTCATAAAACTTTGTTCAAACACAGACCAGTGTTGATGATCAACACAATACTTTAGAAGTCTTGAAACTTTAGGATTATCTTGATTAGCAGGATTACTCACACGAGCAACATACCCCATAGTTTGTTCAGCGTCGGGGGTGACGGTAACGAGACTTACTTTCATAATTACTTTTTCTTGGATTCTTTTGGTTTGATTCCCCACAGTTTGGGATTTACTCTTCCTTCTGTCTGTGTCATGTTCTTGAAATCATGACGATAATTATCCCAATAATGGTCAAAAATTTCTACTCGATTACGACCAATTACGATGTCAAACTTAGTCATCCCATCCTGCAGGTACTCAATTAAGTATGCAGTATAGGGTAAACTCTTATCATTTGCAAGCGATGGATCACAGTCGCTATGAAGTACCTTCAAGACCTATTCCCCCATTGAATTTCAGGATACGCTTCAGAGACACATGCTTTAGTGATCTTATAGCGTTTACCAATTTTTTTATCTTTCGCCAGGCAAAGTACATTTGCCTCATCAACATGTAGACCTTCAAGTAACTGAATAAAGATCATCTCTCGACGACTTCTTTGTAATCCATCGTTACCACCTTTGACAAAATTATATAATTTTTTGTATTCATGAAGTAGAATTGTATGTTCAGTTCCTTTAGGAGAATCGTTTGCTGTAAAAGGAACCTCACCCTCAGGAAGCATCGATACTACACTGTCATCAAAATTCCAAATAAGGATTGACTGGAGTGCTGGTGTTTTAAACTTTTGCAGTAATGTAATCTTTTCTTTTTTTGTTTTAGCATTAGATACTTTTTGTAACACCTCAGACAAAAGCATCTTTTCGACTGGTAATTCTGAAGCCATTTTAAAAGTCCTCCATTTCAGACAATAGTGTAGTTAACTTATGTTTTACGAAGTAGTTAATTGGTACTCCTCGTTTTACGTTACTATTTAACAACTCAAATTCATCAATGATTTTCTTAGTGATGTCCTCTGGTATACAACTGAGGTCAATAAGTTTCTTATTCCTCTCATAGTTTTTGAGTTGTTCTTTACTGCAAAAAGTTTCTGGTGTCGAATCTAACCACTTACATAGATTCTTTTTGCTGATAGGTTTTTGTCTTTTACCAGAAATAAATGTGTCATCATCTGATAGGAAGTTTGGAATACCATCACTCCTATCTCCCTTAATGATGTGCTCTAGTAAAAATTGTTTGGGATTATCTAGAGTCAGATACTTTTTCTGAATAGGATTGTATTGACTTACAGAAGAATGTTTTGAGAGTTGTAGGAAATCCTTATCACCAGAAAGAATAAGAATTTTTTCGTCACAAGTATTCACAATGTGGTTTGTAATAACACTGATAATATCATCAGCTTCCGCACCATAAACTTCCATTACAACGTAAGGAAAGTTATCACGAATCTCATCACGAATTGTATTCAGACAATTAAAAATTGCACCCCAATCATGGGCAGAATTTTCTCTGTCTTTTTTTCTATTCTGTTTATAGAAAGGAAATAATTCACGTCTCCAATAAAACTTGGAGTCATAACATAATACTAGTTCTCCGAATTCCTCACTAAAAGTTTTTTTATAATACTTTAAAGATCGGAGAACCATATGTCTGACAAGATTGATGTCAAGACCATCATTAGATTTCACTTGCATCATCAGATTGCTGATCATGCATTGATTCATGTCAATTAAGATCATAATTAATCCTCGTCGTCTTCACTCCAATCGTCTTCATCAATAAATCTAACAGCAAGAAGTTCTTCATTGACAAGATAACCTTCGTTATCCATCATCTCTGGATGAATGTTTTCTTCCATTTGAGATTCCATAAAAGTGGTGAAGTAGTTGTTGCCAAACCACCCAAAAATAAATCCAATTGCTGTCCCTGTGACACTGAACATGATTGTCAAAAGGATACTAGTTACTTCCGTCATGTTCTTTCTCCTGTTTATCTTCTCTGGTAAATTTAACCTCCAACCTAAAACTCTTTTTAAAAAAAGAAATAACTGTGTCTAGATGGAGGATAGGTTTTCTTGGTGGATCTGGAATTTCTTCCACATCTGGTTCTGTTTCTGGCTCTGGCAACCCTCCACTTACCATGGCCCTCACATTAGTATTTAGATACTTGTCAGGGATTGATGATTTCATTGTAAAACTTTTATCAAAGCAAAATTAGGAGACACTGTACTGGGTACAGATCGTGATTTATTTGGTAGTGAATCAAAGATTGAACAACAATTATATGGAGTAGAACTCAAAATTAAATCAATAGTATTGATAACTTTTTTTGACTTCTTAAGTCCAGACAAATTGTTGTATCCAGTAATCTTTGCTCCTTTGCAACTTAGAGATTCTCCGTTTAAGAATAGAAGATCATGAGTTACTGTATTGAATAAGAAAACCGACTTGGATCCAATGATTTGGTCAGTCGGCACTGGAGTGTATTTGTTCCCCTCTATTATAAAGGGTTCTGTCTGAATATGCAAGCCTCGGACCAGTTGTTCAGGTGTCTTTACCTTTTTCCTACGAACAATTTTCTTATAGTCTTTATATCTCTCAACATCAGAAACAAATCGATTCAATAATGATTTAAATTCCTGAAGTTCTGGTTTTTTAAAATGTGAATATGCTTCCTGTAGAAGTTCATCACCATCTAACGCACCACTGATCTCTTCTATGACATCAGTAACTTGATGAATGTAATTAGAAGCATATTCATTAATCACTCTCCGATCAATCTCTTCAGACTGAAAGTACTTATAAAAATCAACTCTTATTTTTTTCTTCGTAGTTGAGTACTGATCTACAATAGTGTCTACGAATTCACAAATTGTATCTGTCTTGCTCATAACACTCGATTAACTTGAAAATATTGAAGTGTATCTTTACATCCACCTATATGTTTATTACCTATAGAGACTTGTGGGAAAGTTGCTCCTTCTCCAAACTCTGAATAGAATTGTTTTTTGGTGAAATCTTTCTCATATTTATATTCAAGATAATCAATTTCCAAATGGTTAAGTAAATACTTAACCCTATCACACCACTGACAATTTTCTTTCGTGTAAACTACAGCTTTCATGTCTTGTCTCTGTCTATAATTTGAGCAGTGTAATCTTTTGCTTTCAATTTCAATCCCATGTATATGGCACCACGTTTAGGATTAGCATCACCACATGTGAATACATCACATACCGCCATACCATCTTCAGGCCAAGTATGAATACTAATATGACTTTCTGCTAGTAGAGTTACAGCAGTTACTCCTTGAGGTTCAAACTTATGTGTATGGGTGTTTATGAAAGTAGCACCCATAACATGAGTCGTATCATAAAGAAGTTGTCTTATGTATTCTTCATCATTTAAAAGATTACTGTTACAATCATACAATGTAAATAAGACGTGTTTCATATGATTGTGTTTTATTTATTATCCATTTTATTGATGATGGTCATGAAATTTTTCTCTCTACGTCGAAGGTGTTTCAGTGTTTTATTGATCTGAGTAATTCGTTTGCGTTCAAATTCTCTACGTTCTTTTTCACTTATTTGATCTGTCCAATGTTCTTGTTCAGACTCATCTTCAGCTACAACTTCAGCAGGAATGTCTACTGTAAATTCTTCTGGATTTTCAGACATAAAAAATGGGGGTCGTTTGACCCCCACAGTATAACACACATCAGCGGCGGCGTCCACCCCCTAATTATGCAACCTCTGCGTAAGATGCTAAAGCTTGATTATTTTCATCATATAAAGTAGCAGAAGCATCAGGATAATCACTACTGATCTTATCAAAACTAGAACTTCCAACAAAAGTTGATCCTTCTTCATTATCAAAAGAATGAATCATCACACTAGATGTTCTACGTTGAGTTCCTTTATCAGTTTGTCTTACTCCAGATACACTGAACTTCAATGGAGTGCCACTAACATAGGTATCATCGTAAGGTGAGTCAGTTACTTGAATATCAAACATACCATCTCCACGATGGGTGATTTCAAACTCATCCAGAGGTAGTTTACTTTCAAGTCTGTCTATTCTATTTTGAATTCTTTGAATTTTTTTATATTTTGTAACTGTC